CTATTAGGGTTAAACGCTACTTGTCCTGGAATTGTAAAATCTATAGGTCTTATACTAGTAGTCTCTAATGAGTCTATAACCTTTGTAGCAAATGGAGGAAAGCCTCCTGTTGTAAAGTCAGCGTCTGGTACTATGTTGTATTGTACGAATATTTCACCTGGCATAGGACCGTACGGTGCAACACATTCATTAAGTGGTGTTGGTACTTGTATTGTTATAGTTGCTGTCATGCCCGCTACTACATCTTGGTACTTCTCTTTGAATGGAGTGTATGTGATACCAGTTAAGGTAATCTCAGGTTGGTCCTTGTAGAAGTAGTAGAGTCTTGCTAACACGTCATCGATGTACTGTTGGCACTGTGATTGGATCGTCACGTAGTTATCGTACTTGTCAGTGTCAGCCCCATCCTCTGGTCTTGCCATGTCCATCACTATCATATTGAATGAGTAGTTCATTACAGGTCCGGCTCTATTACTACTTGATGGTAACAGATACAGGTAAGGGTAGCTTACTCGCTCCTCCTCAGTACCTAATTGACTCACATACTTCAGGTCACTAAGATCTCCATACCCAAAGTCTTGTAGCATTAGGTGGTTATCAGTGATTGATCTAAATCTGTTTATGATTTCTTTATATGTCATAATTTCTTATTTGTAATTTTACGGGCCTCTTGTGCCTCTTTAGTCTCTTTCTCCTTTTTGATCTGTAAGTATGTTAGTATCTTGTGTAGCGGCTCCTCTGTGATTGCGTCCATCTTTAGTACATCCCAGTTTGTTAGTTCACATATTACTTGGTACCAACCTCTTGACACTTCTTTAGGGTCATACATTGCCTCATCATCATTAGGTAGTCCGCCATCCTTGTTAAGGCCAAACAGTTCTGCGTATTGCTTATAGATAGTTGTACGCCACTTAATGTATTGGTCTATTACTGCTAGGGCTTCGTCGGCCCATGGTGTGTCTACTCCTAATACTTCAAGTATCTCTTGTATATTCTTCTCGGTACCTAATGAGAGGTAGCAGTCTAAGTCTACGAACTGCCCGAAGTTTAGTGTATTAAAGTCTGGCTGTACCTTTAGTGTTCTCTTATTAGAGGCTGCTATAATAAAGCCAATGAACAGTTGCATACTATCAGGGTCTGCGTTATCAAACTCCTGGGCTGTGTAGTTACTAATAGATTGTACTATCCATGGCCAGTGAGCCTGGTTAGTGAACTCCCACTGTTGAAGGCCTTGCCATTCTTCAATGGTTACCCTTGTAGGTACTGCCCACTTCTTATTGTTAATGTTAACTGTTACTCCCATATACTATTAAATATAAGTTACTCGGTAAATGAATTACTATATTTATCGGCCTCCCATCACAGCATAGGTACCCATAGTTTTGTTTTGCTTACGATTGTAATTTGCAATTGCCAGCGAGATCACCGTATCATCGTGCTGGCCACTTGGGTGACCATACTTAATCGATCTTGTCTTAGGATTGTAACTATATGTAAACATAGAGAGCTCGTTGTAAAGCCATGAGAATAGCCCAACATCTGGGATAGTAATTGCGGTGTCATTCATATCAAGTATGAGTCCCTCGATGATCTCCTGTTTAGACTTAGAGGTAGTAACAAATGGATGTGTGTCTTGCCACTGTCGTTTAATCATTTCGAATATCACATCACCAATAGAGTTTACTTCCACCATTACGGTAGCGTTATGCTTACGGATCCTGACTAGTATCTCATTAACCATTGTCGTCCACTCTTGTGCATTAGATCTATAGATGTCTACTACATTACCTCTTGAGTCTTGGAAGGTAGCTACTGTATAATCCTCCTGCTTACCTAAGTCAATACCACAGAAGATCTTGCCTTGTGGTCTAGGGTATTGTGTAAATGTATTCTTATCTAAGTTAGAGAACACTTCACCTCCTGAGTCTATGAAGGCTGCCATGTACTCTTGTTTGAATACATTCTCTGGCAGTGTCTTCTTTGCATCCATAATATCTATTGGATCTATGTATGGTGTGTCGTATGATGTCCCTGTGTAATTACAGTATTGTGGGTAGTCTTCGCTTACTCCTAATTGATATAAGTCATAGAAGAAGTTCTTACCTTTTGGTGTGGAGATGAATAGTACTTTCTTGCCGCGGACCATAAAGACTGGACGGATAGCCTCTTGCCATGCTTCATCTTTACAGAAGGCTGCTTCATCTATTACTCCGTAGTCACATGTAAGTCCTCTAATGTTATCGTATCTCTCTGCTGAACGGAATAAGATCTGCGTACCATTCTTTAAAGTTATTTCATTTGATGAGTAGTTGCACGATTTTACTAAGCCACTATCTCCAATGGCAGCCATCAGTTCTTTCTGTACTTTATCTGTTTGACTGTATACCGGACTAACCCATAGGATCTTTGCAGGTCCCTTGTTAATACCCCAGTATAGAACTAGGTTCATTGCCATTAAGGATTTACCGAACTGTCTACCTACACAGGCTACATGGAACTTTGACTTACTCTCTAATATAGAGTTAATCATTTCCTTTTGTTTAGTATGTGGTGTGAAGCCTGTGAATTCCATTTAGTCTCTGGCTTCTGAGTCGTTAGCGTCAGGTCCAAACTTAAATGAAATGTTTTTAAATAGATCTTCTCCATCATTACCACTTAGTTCTGTTCTTGCTAACTTAGGTATAATATATTCTGATAGTTTTATCATGATGTCTAGCGCTTTGGCCGGATCTTCACTGGCTACTTGAGATACCCATCGAGACATATTGTCTAGGTTATCTTCAGTTAGCTTCTGATACGCTTCTCTAATCATTCTGGTGTTCTTGTTAAGGGTACCCTTCTTCTTACCAGCTCTGTTTATGTTTTCGTCTCCTCCTTTAAATGATCCCATCTTCTTTTAGTGCTTTATTTAATCCGTCTAATGCTGCTTGTGCATGTGACTTGTTGGTTGCTTTAATTATAGCTACATATTCTCCTGTTGGTTTGAATGTGTACTTCTTTGTTTTTTTAGTCTCGTAGACTTTATACTCTTCCATAGTGAAACATTATATTATTTTTAGCTGTTGTTACGCAGCGGCCACACTTTGTAGCCTTGGTTGGTGTGTTTGTTACATCACTAACTATCTCAAAGATCATTCTATGCTCTTCATCGGTTAGTCTTCTACTTGTAGTAAAGATTAACATATTATCTTTTACCCATTGTCTGTGTTCTGGTTTCATATCTAAATATATTTATATAGTAAATTGGCGAGCACGCCGGATATAGCTGCGTAAAGTATGCCTATTAATCCAAACTGTGCACAGAACGGACCTACGCTCATCCATGCTGCCATACACATATCACATCTAAATGGTTTGTTTGGTAACCATTTTAATTCAAAGTGACTAATAAAGTCTACTACTATATAGGCTAGACATGCAAACCCTATCATTTGTACCAGTTCATTCATAGCTTATTCCATTTTCTTTTAGTTTTGCTTTGATATAGATCTTTGCTTCTCCTACTGCTTTTGCAATACTTGTTCTAGGTATATTAGTTACACGCGAAAGTTCTGAGAAGTTACCCTCTTTAATCCACATCTGAAATAGTATTGAACGGAACCACAACTCAATACCACCTGTTTGCATATCCTCTAGGATGCCTTGGATAGCCTCTGTTGCATCATCTTGCTCATAGTCATATACTTCATCGTCACTAATGTTTTGGTTGATCATACCCATTCCAAAGACTCTGCCTTTCTGTCTGTAAAGAGTATGGTATTGACTAGTACTTGAGTTAAATGATCTCCACATAATCCCGCTTAGAAAATTCATACCTCTACCACTATCTACAATCTCTTGTCCACGCTCATGTGTCATGAATTGTTCAATAGCAAAGTGCGCAACGTCTTCATACTCTTTACTAGATCTACATATCTTCTTACTCATAAGAACTATAGCTTCGTAATACTCTCCTATAAATTTATTCATAGAGGTCATCTTTACCGAAGATGAAGAGATCTCTGTCGTATCTAAACATGCCGGTGTAGTGTGGTCTTTTTTTATCATCTAAGTTCAAGCCATCTTTTTCTAATAAGTTATAGTTAGTACAGCCCATAAGGTAAGCCCATCTAGTAATGTTTTTATGTTTTGTTATTGGTACTGCGTTTACATGTCTTCTCCAGTTCTTTAATTTAAATACATAATGCTCTCTACTAAGCTGAACTATTTTGCATTCACTTGAATCTACATATTCCATTAAGTAGTCATGTATGTTATCATCCATTCGGTCTAATATCTTTCTAATGTCAGAACCGTACATATCTACCCATTCTCCACCTAGGTCATACTCAAGTATAATTCTACGTATGAATGCAAATAAAATAGCAATGCTTTCATCTTTAGTCTTTACGCATCTAGGTACTTTAACTTTAAGTGTATCTATATCTAATCTCATACAATATATATTAGCTTTTCTATGTTAGTTGTTTTCGGCAATCGCGTGTTCCACGCCGATGCCGTTCGATGATATACATCGAAGATGTTATCATCATTTCAGACTGGGTTTAGATAAGCTATTCTTTTTAGTTATTTAGTTAACCCCTTAGTAGTTTACATTACTTGCCCCTTAGTGTTTGACATTCTATTACTAGGTGCGATATTAACTTATGATTTCGATTAAGCCGTCTTTAGCCTCCGTAGGTGGTTCCTTAGTCCATTGTAATCCTACCCTCAATCTTATACTATAAGTCTTATTTGATACTACCGGGGACATTTAAACCACTATGTTTCTCTATTATTACAAGAGTGTAGTTCTTTAACCCGATGTCTAATCCACTAATACTATGCGCCTCATGGATGGTCTGCTTGGAGCAGGTATCGATTGTTATATGTTATATATCCGTTAAGTTTCAAAAAAAAGGCGTTTGACTAAAATAGTTTAAAATAAATTGAAACCTTTTAGTAAGACGATATATAATAAGTGTCAATCGACTAATTCTTTATTTTACTTTTTAGAATTCTCGTTTGTTTTTTAATGGTAGATTGACATTTTGTTTAGAGCCCTAACAGTTTTTTAGCCATTCTGTTAGGGTTTTCTT